AAAAATAAATATAAATTAGAAGGAAGTGGATATGCTAAAACTTCTGTCATAGATAACAGTTATGGAACAAGTCAAATAGAAACTTTTGATTTACCTGATATACCATTTAATACATTGATTGCTGATTGTGAAGGATATTTAGAAACCTTTTATAATGAGAATAAAGATTTATTTAAGAATCTAAATAAAATTATTATGGAATGCGATATGCCTCATAAGTGTGATTATGATTACTTATTAAGTGAATTTAAAACCATTGGATTTAAAATAGAAGAACATGTTGTGGAATATGGATTAAATTTCTTTGTATTAAAAAAATAATCTTTTGATAAATATAAATGTATTATTATTTGGCTGTAATCAGAGAATATTTAGAATGCGATAAATATAAAAAACTATATTTAGAAGAGAAAAATAAAAATGAGGAATTAATTAAAAAATTACAAGAAATATTTTGTAGAATCAATCCTGATTTAATTAAAGAATGTATAGAATAGAAAATAATCTTCTGATAAATAAATGACCTATAAACATGATTTTAATAAAAAATATGGTTTTAAAAAAGAAGAAGACCATTCATTAAAAGAGATATCTAAGATAACTGGTTACCAATTAAAAGGTTTACAAACTATATATAATAAAGGTATTGGGGCATTTAAAACCAACCCTTCTTCTGTGAGGAAGAATGTTAAGTCAAAGGAACGCTGGGCTTATGCAAGAGTCTATGCGGCAATTAATCCTAAAAGTAAAGCATATAAAATTGATAAAGTTCATTTGGTTAAAAAGAAAAAATAAAATATTTATTAATAATATAATATGAGTGTTAAACCTCTGAAAATTTTAAAAGTAGTTGACCCTCCGAATCAAAAGATAAAACCTCTTCACCCAAATTTACCAGCACCATGCTCATGTGTTCTTATGGTTATGCCGACCAAAACAGGAAAATCTACAATTATCAGCAATATGCTTCTCAATAAAGATTTCTATGGTCAGGATTATTTTGATTATGTTAAGATAATTAGTAATACAATTAACAATGACCAAACGAGTAGATTTTTAAAACAAGCCTTTGATTGTGAAGACCATTATGACGATAAAATGATTCATGATTTAGTTAAATCTCAATCACAATATGATAAAGACGATATGCCGTCGGTGTGTCTTGTAGCAGACGATTGCCTTGGGGACATGAAGACCAACGGTGCTTTATCTAATTTATCCAGCCGATATCGCCACAGCAATATACAGTTATTTATTATTTCTACTCAATTATTCAGAAAAGTGCCAACCACAGTGAGAGCCAATGCCAACTGGGTTTTAGTGGGACGTTTAACTAATGACTCGGAACTGGAGAAATTGAGTGAGGAATATTCAGGAATGTTTGGTGGTGACGCAAATTTCCGAGAACAATATAAAAAAGCAACTAAAAAAAAATATGATTTCATGACATTAAAGTTAACAGAGAATCCTGCTGAGATATGGATTAATTTTAATGAGAAAATTTATCCTTTTGCCGAAGCCATAGAAAATGTGGAAGTAGAAGAGGAGGAAGAATAAATTCATTTAATTATTTACATTAATAAAATAAAATAATTTAATTATTATAAAATGGAATTTGTTTCGGCTGATAGGTCAAGAGACGCAGAATTCACAAGGGGATTGCAAGAATACAATAGAGGAGTATTAGAGGCAAATAAAGACATTGCCGCACAAATAGATAAGACGAAAGACGATTTAGAAGTAGCAAGAGATAATGCGGACGAAATTGCTGAACTTACTACCATGAAAGTTGGGACTGCTATAGGAGGCATTGGTGCTGGTGTATTAGAAAAAGGAGCAAGAGCGCAAACAGAATTCGGTAAATTTAAAATAGCAAAGAAAGCAGCAGAAGCAGGAAAAGCAGTAGAGGACGCAAAAATAGCAGCAAGAGGTGGTTTTACAGAAGTTCCCACAAGTGCTGAAGAAAGACTGGCGAGACCAGCAGGTCAAGGTTTCATAAAACGTGCGAGAATAAATCCATTTGCTGAATCTCAAAAAATAGGTGAAAGTGCCTTAGAAGATATACGAGAAGCATACGGAGGAGGAGCAGAAGGATATAGGGCAGGTGGATTTTTTAAAGGAGCGGTGAAACAGGGACTCCAACCAACAGAAAAAACATTAAGAGGGGAATTTGGTGGGGAAGAAGTAGCAAGAGGCTCGGAAAGAGAAGCAAGAGAAGCACTGGAAAAAGGAGCAGAAAAAGAAACACTGGAAAAAGGAGCAGAAAAAGAAGCAGTAGCAGGTGAAAAAGCAGCAGTAGATTTAGGTGAAGAAGCAATAGAAAAAGCAGCGGGTGGTGCTGGAAAAGTTATTGGTAAACTTGCAGGAGGCATTGCTCGTGGTGCTGGTGTTGCTGGTGCGGCTTTATCTGCTGGAACAGCAATTGAGGGACTCATGTCAGGTGAAAAGTTTGAGTGGAAAAAACAGGGGGCTGAAATAGGAGGAGCATTACTTGATATTTTAGGAACTGGTGCTGAATTTATACCGGGAGGTCAATTATTAGGTGTTGGATTACAAATAGCAGGAACAGCATTATCAGGTGCTGGAACTATAGAAGAAGGTTTATCTGTAGAACCTAAACAAGAAAAAGAAAAAGAAGAAGCAGAAGAATTACAAGCACAGACTCAAAAAGATTTAGAAGCACAGAGACAACAAGCATTAACAAGAGTTACTCAGGCAGGTGCTGGTGGAGCAGCAGTTGGAAGAGAAGCACAATAAATCGTAGATATGCTTCGCTAATTTTACATGTTTCGATACTAACATTTTTTTTGTAATTTATTTTTAAAATTTTTATATTTATTAAAATATAAAATGAGTAAGTCTTTTTGGAGAGCAGAGTCTACAATCCCTATTGTTCAGACAAGTAAGGCAGTGACCGCATTAAATGGTCTCAACTTTGAGCCCGGACAAGAATTAAGAATCAGAGTTCCACCAACCACTAAATTTTTCCAACCTAAAGAATGTTATCTTCAGGCAGATATTAAGTTAAGTGGTGGAAGTGCCAGTGGTGAAGCAACAAAACTTCAGTTAGATTCTGCACTGGGCGGACAAATTTTAATCAAAGATATTCGCATATATTCTTCAGCAGAGAAGGGCAGTGTTTTGCTTGAGGAAATTCAGGGCTACAATTCTATGGTTTCTATCATGCGTGATTTTGACACTAATGACAGTGAAAAGAAAAAGAGAGCATTAACTGAAGGTGCTACTATTTGGTTACCCAATACTCGTGGAACTCAGGGAACAACTCGTTCTGATACAGCAAATATTTTAGATAATCCTTATTTTGCCGCTGACACACTAACTGGTGGTAATAAACGCACAGCATTTAGCAATTCTCAGTTTAATACTGCTAAACTGTGTCTGCCCTTAGAAACAGGAATCTTCCGCTCAGAACGTGTATACCCAAATATGCTAACGGGTTTAGAAATTGTTATAACCCTTGAGGAAGCAGGTAAGTGTATTACTCAACTTGATTCTGTCATGAGACACAAGAGATTAGCACTGAATCCAGTATTCCTTTCTCGTAATGGTTCTACTGCTGGTGCTTCTGCTGATATTGCTAACGGAGACACTATTGATAAGATTCACCTTGCTAAAGATAATTCTCAGAATTCTGCTGAGCAGTGTCCATTTTGTGTTGGAGAACGTGTTGCTATTGTTTCTGCTAATAATGCTTCACTATTAAGCACTGATAAAGACCTTGTTATTGCTCAAATAAATACTAATGCTTCGGGAACTGAAATTACATTTGACCCAGCAGACGCAGTATCTAATAGTGCTGATACATTCAGTGCTAATAGTGGTCATTATGTTGTATCCATGGCGGCAACAGATAAAGACGGAGACGTAAATGCTAATTATAAACCCAGTTATGTATTAAGTAACGTAGAACTTGTTGTCCAAGAAGTTGACATGGGAAGTGGTTTTGAGAATGATATGCTAAGAGGAATGAAAGAAAAAGGAGTGATTGTCCAAGATATTTTAAGTTGCCAAAATTACAAATATTCTTCTCAGGCTGGTGAAGTAGCACTTAATATTAGGTTGCCCCTAAATAATGCTCGGGGGAAGGCAATCGTTTCGCAACCATGTGACTCAACTGTTTACACTGATTCAGCACGTGTATCTTGCACTGGAACTTATGACGTTGGTGGTGATTCCGCAGATAAAACCATGAATCAGTCGTGTGCTGGTCTCCGTGGTATGTCTGATTATATCACAAATTATCAGTTCTTGTATGACGGAAGATTACAACCAAGTCGTCCAGTCCGTTGCTCCAAGACTTCTTCCAAGGTGTCAATTGACCAGCAACCGCTGATAGAAACAACCAAGGCTCTTGTCCAGTCGGATATTTCCGCTAAGTCTCTACATGCTTTTAACAGCAACTGGCTTGTATCTCGTGCTTTAGCACTAAATTCAGGAGTATATGATACTCGCAATAAAGATTTTAATATTCAGGTAAATTATGAAGGAACTACTCCAACAAAGAATAAGTTATGGAACAACTTTGTTTTCCACCTCAGGAGAATTAATATCAGAGGTGATTCTATTGCTGTAGAATATTAAGTAAAAATTTTGTTTATTTAGTTTTTTTTTTTAAAATTTTATAATATATTAATTATTATAAAATATGAGTAATCGTTATTTGTCTATAAAGCCAAGTAATTCTAATGCCAGTCAATCGTATAGGGACGGACGACCAGTAATCAGTTTCACGATTGCTGAATCAGAATCAGTCCTTATTCCGTCTTCAGTTAGATTCTGTGGTCGTCTTCATGTTTACAAGAATTCTGCTCGTGAGAGGGTTGAGACAGCAGACCCACTTGCTATGGATTCTCGCACAGGTATTTGGTCTATTTTTGACCAAATAGTTTTAAGTTCTGCTACCAGTAAGCAAACTATAGAACACATACGTTCCGCAAATAGGTTCTACTCAAGTTATTTGGGGGTTACCTCAAGTGAGCAGTCATTAATAGGTCATTTTGGTGAAAGTGGATTAACACTTCCAAGCACCAATGGTCAAAAAGTATCTGTTGTTGAGGAAGGTGTTGGAACTAATAGTAACGAGTTCGCTATCCACATTCCTACAGGTATGCTTTCAGGCACTTCTGCAATTCCGCTTTCTCGTAGCACAGGAATTGGGGGCTTACAGTTAGATTTACACCTCGCACCTGACTCCATGGTTCTATTTAATACTAATGGCAGTGCTACTCAGTTCCCCGACGCATTCTATGAATTAACTGATTGTCAGTTAGTATGTGAGACTCATTCTCCCACTGCTGAAGACATTTCTAAAATGGAAAATATGGGTGGGTTCGAATACAACTCAATTTCTGGATATTATGCTACAATTAATTCTACAAATTCTGTGATTAATTTCCCACTTGGTCTAAGTAGAGTTGAGAGTGTATTCATGAATTTCATTCAGAGTTCGTATCTAAATAATTTAGCACAGAACTCTCTTCAGACAATTATTCCTATTACAAAGACAGGTGATATTGCTGACCTATCTCAAGTTGTATTCACTAAGGGTGGTATGAGATATCCTCTTGATTACAATATTGATACTCAGTTTAAGAAAGATTCTACCAATAAAAAGGTTGACCCTCAAGTTATTAGGAATTTCATGAATTCTATTATACCATTTAATCAACTAACTCACACAAGTGTTTCACCTGTAAATACTAACAAGAGATACACTACAAATGATAACAGTGTTCTTGAGGGAGGCTCATTATATGGTGTTGGAATCGCATATGATATTTTAGGAAGCACGGCAGGAGGAAATTTCACTGACGACGCATGGGGTGTGCAAATGGATTTAAATCTCACTGACGATAATCCTACTTCCGCATTTATTTTTGTTCATTCCAAGAATACTATCTTGTTTAAGGACGGACAAATTCAGGTAATTCAGTAAATCGTAGATATGCTTCGCTAATTTTCTATACTTAATTTTTTTAGTTTTTATTTAATAATTTTTATATTTTAACTAATATAAAAATGAGTGCTATGTCTATTCCTGATATGCTAAGACCCGGTATGATTGGTTCTAATCCTGAACAACGTATTGATACTGATATTCTTGAGCCTGTTATTTTTTCGGAAACTTTTATCCGATATGAATTACAAAATAAAGGTCTATTAAATCCTTCGTCTCGTCTTACTTTTTCTCTTAAGGGACATGGTGACCACAATTCATTCTTTCCTCTTGGTATTGGTGTAAATTCTATTGTTGAGAGAGCAACTCTTAAGATTGGTGGTAAAACTATCTGTGAAGTCCAAGACTGGAATCATTATCAGGCATACAAGTCTATGTTTATTGAGCAGTCTGTAATCAAGGAACGAGAACAATTTACTTCTGCTCGTTGCCTCTCAAATGGTGTTGTTTATGAACAGGATTCTCAGGTATCGGAAAAGATTGGTATTGACAACGGCAAAGAGTTTGTAAATAATGCAACTGCCACTGATACTGAATTAAAGGTTCACACTTTTCAGAAACTTCCAAATCAACCAGTTTTCTCTATTAAGTTAGACGACCTATTTCCAGCAGTTGCTGGTATCCAATTACCACTTTTCCTCTTAAGAAGTGACCAAGCAGTTCAGGTAGAATTAACACTTGCTAATTCTGTAGGTAAGAGAGCATGTTTAGCACAGGGTGTTGCTAATGCTTCGGCAACTCATTCATTCACCCTTGACCAAACTGAATGCCGTATGATTGCTGACTACACATTCCTTGACGGTGAAGAAATGAATCAGTTTGCCTCGGCAAACCGTGATTTTTCATTTATGTTCCTTGAGCCTCGTCTAACTAAAACAACTCTTGCTACTCAGGCTGAAGCACAGAATGTTGTCAGAAATGTTGGTGGTGCTGGTCGTCTTGTATCTAAAATGTTTGTTGGACTCACTTCTGCTAAAATGAGTGTAGATACTGCTTCAGGTGTAAGTAATGCCAAGAGTCTATTAAATGATTACCGTGCTATTGCTCCTGAAAGCACTGCCGCAAGAACCTATGGTAAATTAGTAGCAAATATCAAAAAGAATGACGAATTTTTATATCCACTTGACAGACAAAATTCTGCCCTTCATTTCCATGGTGTTGCTGATACTGAAGGTTCTCCTCCTCACGTAACTCGCACTGAGTATGCGAGACAGGGTGCTGCTATGGTTAACAAGAAGTTTGAGGGTTATTCTATGGCTGGTGCTAATGAATTACCGGGTCAATTCTTCTTTAATGCCTATCGCATGAATGACGGACAGCGTGTTGATTCTCGTGGTTTAGAATTACACCACAAATATCAAAGTGTTGCGGCGGCTGAAGCACCATACACTTCTCGTTGCTGGATTGAGATTCAGAAGGTTATGAGAATCACTGACGGAGTTGTAGATTGCTACTATGCTTAATCTGTCATTTTTAAACAGGTGACAGATAATATGTCTATATGAAATCAATTCTATCTATAGTTATTTTTAACATACTGTCTAATATTGACAGATTTTTCAGATTTTTAATTTGTTTAAAATTAAATCTTTTTTTGTATATATAATATAAATGACAAGTAAAGAAAATCTTGTGGAAACAATCAAGAAATCAAGACCTAATGCGAAGGAGACTACAATAAAAATGTATGTATCGAACCTCATGAAATTAATGAAAATGTTTGAGGAAGATAATTTAAAATTTTTAGATAAACCTGAGAAAGTATCAGATAAATTAAGTGATTTACATTATACAACACAAAGGAATTATTATAACTCAATTATTGTTTATTTAATGTCTCAAACAGATAAACCTGAAGAAGATAAAGTAATCAAAGAATATAATACTATTAGAGACGATTTAAATAAGAAATATGAAGAAGAACAGGCTTCAGGAACTATTTCTGAAAAACAAAAGGAAAATTTTGTTGATATCAGTGAAGTCAATAAAATGATTGAGCAAATGGCAAAAGAAATAAAAGAAAAAAATATCAAGAAAAAGGAAGATTTAACAGCAAAAGATAAAGCATTATTACAAGTATACATAATATACAATATTTATACAAGGATTCCACTTCGCAATGATATTTCAGAAATGGAAGTCATTAATAAGAGAGTATATAATAAGTTATCTGAAACTGAAAAGAAAGAAAAGAATTATTTAGTAATTAATAAAAATACCATGTTTTTTGTATTAAATAAATTTAAAACAAGTTCCAAGTATGAGGAATTAAAAATAGATATTCCAAAAGACCTTGAGAAATTATTAAGATTCTATATTAGAATCAATGGTATGGGAGTATTATTTAAGTCAAGCACAGGTAAACCATTATCAAGAAATGCACTAAGTCAATTATTGATAAAAACAAGTAAAAAGTATATGGGAAAATCCATAAGCACAACCATGTTAAGAAAGATATATTTATCAAGTAAATATTCTAAGGTAAAAGAAGAAATGGAAGAAGACGCAAAAATAATGGGACATAGTGTTGGAGTTCAGCAATCAGTATATGTTAAGAAGGGTCAGGAACAGCCTGAGTCTGAAACTGAGGATTGATATCAACTCCAATATAATTTCTATTTAATAATTCAGACCTATCTCCAACAATTTCATTATGGTGAGTCATGTCAAGAATAGTATCTTCTTCATTAGTATAAGTTTTAATAAAATAATCAATCATATCGTCACACCTTGTAATACCGTTACCTTTACCTTTTCTAATTGGATAATCAAGAAAAGTTGTTGGATATTTTCCCTTATGTCCTTCAGACTCAATATATTGATTATCTTTATTGATACCTGATTCTCCCCAATATCCGTTTTGTCCACCATATTTTACATTCCTTTTTTTGACAAATTTATCTCCAATCATTTGAGGATTATATGTTCCTCTTTTTTTATAGTAAATATAAATTTCCTCAATATTTCTCAAAGGTTGATATTTTGCTGAAAAGAATCCAGTGCTATTATTTTTTTTCCAAGTATAATTATATTTAGGTTTTTCATGTTTAACTAAATCATATGAAAATGGTATTGCAGAATGAAGAGCAATAATACCATTAGGTTTTAAGACTCTCCACATTTCAGGGAATAATAAAGACCAATCAATAACAGAATCCCATTTGGCTTGAGTTTGAGAATTAAATGGTGGGTCAGTATAAATAAAATCAATACTATTAGTATCTAATGTTTTTATTACTTCTTGTATATCACCTTTGATATATTGCTTCATATTATATTATACATTTTATTTTAATCTGTCAATTTTAAACAGGTGACAGATAATCTGTCTATAGACAATTGATTCTATATGCCTTTATAATTAACATACTGTCTAAAATTGACAGGTTTTTCTATTCTTGCGTTTATATTAAGAAAAATAAAATCTAAGTTTATGTTATAAAAATGTGGAACATTGTAGAAGATTTAAAATATGGAAGACTCCGTGAAAAGATTGTTGTGACTTTCCTCAATAAAAATATATATACAGATAACTTTTTAAAGTTATATTCTAATGAAAAAAAACAAGTTGATTTCAGAAATAATGAAATTATAGGTGAATTAAAAAGTAGAACTTTTAAACATGATAGTTATCAAGAAACATTCTTTGGCTATAATAAAATATCATATCTTAAAGAATTAAATGATAATAACCGTGTTTGGAAATTTTATTTCTTATTTACAGACGGATTATATGTGTGGACTTATAATGAAGACCAATATGAAGTAAGAGACTATGAACACAGAGAGAGAGGTTGGATAAAACAAGTATATGTTAATATTAAGTATCTTGAGAAATTAACTTCATTAATTACAAGTAATTCTACATTACCTTCTGATTGGGAACAATATGTCAATTAAAATCAATTAAAAATTCTCCTTCTTTTCTAATTAAACCATAAACTATTTTAACCTTTTTTTTATTTTTCTTTTCCAATTGTTTTTTCATTCTATTGGAAATTACAGGCTCAATCTTATCTTTAAGATTAGGGTCATTATTTAATAATTTAATTGCTCTTCTAACTGAAGGAATATCTCCATGAATAGATATATCTTTCATAGGAATATGAATCTCTTCATATGAATTAAATATAGAATAATCTAAGTTAAATCCATTACTGCAATATACAATAACTTCTCTACAAAATCTCATTATTTTTTGTTTTTGCTTAACAGATAATATTTTATCAGGATTTGGTTTTTGTAAATATTCTTTTAATTCAGATAAATTTTTAATCATGTATACTTCATTATCTTCAGGTATTTTAGTTAAGTTACCCAATTCACTCCATAATGCAATTGATAATCTTAATTTATCCATATGATTCGCATTTGGAATATCAATACCAAAGGTAGAAATTATCTCAAGTAAATCCCCCTTAGAAAAAGTTTTGTTAATCATTATATTATAATAAAATATTTTAATATAATATAACTAACACATGTTATCTGTGAAGGAATTAAAGACATTGATTAAGGCTCACAATAAATTGAGTCAAATAAAGATTCCACCAAGGGCAACCTTAGAACAGTTAGAAAAATTAGTAGAAGATAATGGATACAAAGTAGACCATGAAAAGAAAGCATTAAAACCCGGAGTCAAAAGGGGAAAACAAATAACCCTTAAGAAAGCAGAAGAAATAACTAAACCTAAGCCTAAGACAGAATTACAAAAACAAAAAGAAAAAGAATTAAAAGAACAAAAGGCAGAAAAAGAAAAAAAGAAAATCCGTGAAGCAAAAAAAGAAGCAGTTGAGAAATTTAAAAAAGCGGAAAAATTAAAGGCATTTAAAAAAAACTCTATAAGTAATAATAAAGAAGATATGAAGCCGAAGCAACCAAAACCAACTCAGAAATTAAAGTCTCAAAAAGAAGACGAGGTCAGACCTAAGGAAAAGGTTGGAAGACC